CATGGCATCCCATAAGCTGACGTTCGTCACTTTTGAAAACGCCCCAAGGCTTAGCAATCGGGCAAGCCGCTGTAGTCTTTGCGTCATAGGGCATTGGCTACCTCGCTAGCGACTACTTGAGCCTCTGGAGGTGTTGCCGATGCCGATTGAGCCGCCGAGATTGCTAGCTGTTGCTCTTGCGGAGTCAGCAAGCCAAGCTTCTTCTTGAGTGCGTTCTCTTTAGCGCGTTGGTACATGACCGCTCGCCACGATCGACCCCTTGCACCTAGCTCGGCTTGGTAGTCACTCATGAACGATTCAATTGCATCCTTAGCCGCTGCTTGCTCTGTTGCCGGATCGACCCATTCCCACTCAGGAGTCATCCATTCAACAGGGGCAAAAGTGCGACGGTCACTCAGTAGCTCGCTGGAGGTGGGAAACGAGGGGATAGAACTGAGTGCCGCCGCATCGAGAAACGCATCCCAAATTGGCTGGAGCAAATGTCGAATCAAGTATTTCTGCCAACAACGGAACCGCCGACGATCTTCTAGCTGGCTTGTTCGTGATGCACTGTAGGTGGTTTGGCTGTAGTCCCTTGCTACCGTTTCATAGGAGAGCCCTGTACCGACTGCGATCTGCCTTAGGATCAAAGCGATCCAAGGCTCCGCCGCTGAGTTAGGACGGCCAGGATTGAGACCTACGACATCCTCACCAGGGCGAAGCTTCATAATCATCGCTGGCTCGACATGTGTTAAGCTATTGCCTGCGGAATCGGTGTTTCCGATTCCATCGGGCTCGATCAGATTTCCAAGTGGCGTATCAGTCTTGATCGCCACCGTGAAACAACTTGCTACCGCCGAAGCCTGTAGTTCGTTGTCAAGATAAGTACCAAGGTCACGCACCGGAGTAACCACCGGAGCAAACCAAGTCACGCCCCGCGTCTGGCCGATGCGATCCTGCCTGTATAGGTGCATGATCTCATGGGCAGGCACTCGCTCGGGAGTTCTGGTTACTGCGTATGGTTGCAATGGGTGGTCTTTGTAGACCCAGTAAGCAACTGGCCGGCCAAGATCGTCAACCTCAACCCCGCGAATGATTCGATTGTCACCAGCCGGAGTCAGCCTTGCTGCGTAGTTGTCCTTGTCCCCTGCAAGCCTGTCAGCTTCGATCAATTCAAGAGCCAATGGCACTGGACGATAAATACCTCGATAGACCTTGCCCGGCGTTCTGATGAGCCGTACAAGCACCTCACCGGCCTCTACCATCTCACGTTGGCAAATAGCCTGGATTTCGTCGAGAGTGTATTTCCCGTTGACATCACAAACTTCCGCCCACTCCGACCAAACCTTATCCCGCTGATCATTGATCGATTCGATGTCGTCACCGCTTGGAGTCTCATACTGGCTCTGGGCCTTGATGCCACACCCGACCACCGATGAGACAATGGTATCAACCACGCCCCATGCGTAAGCATTGTTCCGCACCAAGTCCCGAGCCCATGCCCGAAGCGTATCAGCCCCAAATGGCCCTGATAGCTCCATGTCTGCTGGATTGTTCTTTGGCTTGCGACTGCTAGAGATTCGCGAAGGTTCGGCCCCTGTAAAAGACCTGAGCACCTTGCGAGCCTGAGCCCTTCGGAGTCCAGCCGTAGGGCTGATGGCCGTGATAACAGAATCGAGCATCTTTCCGATCATCTGCGAGCCCTCGACAATCTACCGAGAGTCACGCCACCGGAACCGCTTTCACGCTCGACCTGTTGCTGCAACATCCGTCGTTCTTCAAAGAGCGACTTAAGGTCAAGCTTGGTAACCGTCCTTGAGCCAATAGAATACTGTTGAGCCCCTCCGGTTAAGAGAGCCTCAATAGCTGCGTCGATGAGCGTTAACAGACTTGCCGCTGATGCCATGCAACAAGGATTGCATGGAGAGCAAACATTCTCAATAAGCCTGTACCATTAGCCTAGTACAGTCAATAAAAAATCACTTACCTTCTTGACTCCAAGTATGGTTGCAGTTCTTGCACTTGCAAAACCGGATCTTGCCGCGTGTGCAGTAAACGTAGCTTGCATTGGTTCCATGCGGTCGCCTGGTTTCGCACATTGTGCAAGGTCTCGGAGTAAATTGCCGATAGATAGGCTCGATCTGTTGTTGCTCGATTGTTGCCGTTTGCTGCACAGTGTCGATCTGCTTCCTGCTTTTCTTCGCCATCCTAATACCTCCGTTTTGGAATCCACCCGCCTTGCCGTTGCCGTAAGTTGCGTCCGTGCTGGTACGCCTTTGGAGCCTGCTTAACAGGCTTTTGCTGATCGCCGCTAACGTGCTTCGGTTGCACCTCGATTTCACTTGGAGCAATCAGCTTGACCCCGCAAGCCTCACTAGCCGCCGCTGCCATGTAGGTCGCATCGAGCCAGTGATTGTTATCGTCTTTCGGAAGCCAATAGGTTTTGGTTCCCTTGCCCTCAGTAAACTTCGTCACCAGTTCTTCCGCTGCGATATGCTGCGCGTACTGGCTATGTCTGCGTTCTTCCTCAAGCGCGAACAACGAAAGCGACCCGCGCCGAAGCATGTTTGACTCGTCAAAGGTTGGAGTCATAAACCTTTCATGGATGAACTGCTTCCAGTAGCTTGTATCTAGCTCGTAAAGCCAAACATTTGAGGACGGAAGCTTTTGAGCGTGTAGGTTGGCCCCTGCGATCGTCGTCGATGTGGACTTGGCCTTTCTTTGATAAGGTACAACACCTTTCGACGGATGAAAGATCCCGCCGACTTCGCGACAGAATTGGTATGCCGCGTTGGTGAATGCACCGGAATCGACGAGACAAAAATCGACCGATCGCCGAGTGCCTGTTGTGTCGATGAACTCTTTGGTTAATAACTCATCCCGAAGGCTCAAGAGAGCCTGATAGATCATCGGCTCGCTGGCTTCGTGATCCATGCTCTTGTCTGTCCCGTAAACCTGCTGGATGCCGTAATCGGCCACAACACCTCCGGCCCCATGCCACCAAGCGGAAACAACCCAGTGAAGGTAATACTTGCCGAGGTCGATCGCCGCTGTCAGGGCTACGGTATTGGCTGGTAGTTGCCTCCGAACCAAACCGCTTATCCGCGACTCGACCAGGGCAGGAGTGATGCCAAGGCCCATTGGCCCTGCTTCCTCTGGTGGATCATTGTCAATCTCGGTCGAAACTGCCTTTTGGCCTACGTCGGCGACTCGATTGAAGTAGCTTTGCACCGCTGACAATTCCATCGGCTCGCCATCGCTGTGCTGCTTCTTTGAGTAGCTGTGCGGATTGCTTACCGTTGAACCTCGCTCGATATCCTCTTGATTGTCACGCCAGAACCGGAATGCCTCCCGAGCATCAGGGTCATCGTCTTTGCGTCCCTTTCGCATGTCGATGTACTTCTCTATTAAGTCCATTCGATCGGGCTTGGTAACGAGCTTGCGGTATCGCTTGCCCCTCCAAGATGGTTTCTGCTTTGGGTCGGTGTACTTAAAGGCAATGCACTTGCGGTTTTGGATCGTACAAAGCATGACCCGAGGAATCCGCTCTGAGGATTGACCTAACCCCGCGATGTCTTGTTCGATTACTTCCTCGTTCTTATCGATGGTCGTTTCGCTCGCCGCCGCTTCCCTATCCTCGATGTCATCGATGATAGCCAAGGTAGGTCGTCTGCTTCGGTACTTAGTACCTCGGATCGCACCATCGATCCCAAGGGAGTAAAGCACCTGACCGCACGAAGCAGGCTCGATCTCTGTCGGCCATCCTGGTAGCTGATCTCTTGTGATCGTAGGAAACACGAAGAACTCAGGCCCGATGACGATGTTGGTAGGCATCCCGCCGCATGTCTGCATTCGTCCTCGACTTGACCAACCGCCTACAGCCTGAAACGGAATTGCAATCTCAGGGTAGTCAGCCGCGAAGATTTCGTTCTGCTGCAGTTGCTCAACGATGTCCCGCACTTCCTTTTTTGCTTTGTCGGCGTTCTTGCCAATGACGACGGGAAACGTCGAGAGCCGACGGATCATTAAGTAAAGAGCCGTGAGTATTGCTAACGTCGTCTTACCTTCGCCCCGTGGCCCGGCAATCGATTGATCCCCGCCGTACTTAGCAGCATCGATGATCGAATGCACCATCGCCAAGCGATCCTCAGTCCAGCCCTCAAAGAACTTTTCGGGAAAGTAGGTCGAGAGCCATAAAGCAGGATCGGACTCGCACTTGAGCCGACGAGCAGGATCGAGAGGTGGCGGAATGGTGATGTCGCGTTGGCTTGCTCGCTTCTTGGCCATCAAGTCGCGTTGATACAGCCGACGGTCACCCTTGACCGGATCCGCCGACAATGCCGTTTTCGGATGCAAGCTTAGCAAGGTCTGCAACTGGGACAGACTTAGCGAGCTCAAGAAGTCGGAGTCTAAGCTCATTGTCCTTGGCCTCCTTTTTTGCTTCCGCTTCGTC